ATCCTTCAGCCGGCTGCAATGGGTACGGCCCAGGCTTCGCCGGCCTTCGGAACTCTTCTCGGCTATCCGGTACTGGTCTCGGATGCACTGACCGATGCCTCGCCGGCTGGAAGCTTCCAGGCTCTGTTGCTCGAGCGATCTTCCTACATCGTTGCGGACAGAGTTGGCATGGTTTCACAGGTCGACCCGTTCGGCGACAACGCTCTGAATGGGATGGTTTCGTACTATCTGTCGTTCCGTTCGGATGGTCGATGGCTTCGGCCTGAGTCGAGCAGTCGACTCAAGCTCGCGGCTTCCTGATCGCTCAATCTCTTCTCAGGGCTGGGGGACTTCGGTCCCCCGGCCTTGCTTGTTGGGGTATCCATGGACATCACCGCACAGACAGCGCATGGATTCCAGCTCTCAGAGTTCCGGGATCATTGCCGAATACCCTGGACAACAGACGATCCCGCTATCCAACGCTCGCTGGACGGCGGGGTTTCGATGTGGGAGACCTCGACGAACTGGTATCTGCGAGCCACGACGATCACACTTCCGATCACGCCAGGACTCACGGTCCCAATTGGACCGGAGCCGACGATCACCAGTGTGGCGAAGAATCAATACGGCGCTCTTGTTTCAACGGTCACCGCCGAGTGGTACGTCAACAGAAGAAACGGTGTCCGTTCGTTTGAGCTTTCATCTACAGGCACCTGGTCACCGGGCTTCGAGTACATCGCAACGATGCAGGTTGCCGGCAGTGTTACGCCAGCAATCAAGGCAGCAGTGTTCGACCTTGGCACTACCCTCTGGCGGGATCGCCAAGGCTCGGTAGTCGGAACCATCGTCGCAGAAATGCCACACAGCTTGAGAACGATCATCAGCAATCACCAGCTCGGGGGACTCTGACCCATGGGCGGCACGCATCCAGTCGAGTTCTTTAGCGCTACCCAGACGCTGGATAGTGCCGGCTCGGCGACTGTCGCCTACGCGCTTGAGTTCACAGCTCTGGTCAAGTTCCAGGTGGACGCTGTATCGAAGGATGACCAGGGCGAGATCCGGCAAAGCGGCAGAGAGACAGCAAAGATCAATCTCCCGTTCACCGAGATGATCACCTATGACTGGCGAGTCAAGTACCGATCGACCTACTACGACATCGAGAAGATCCGTGACCCTAATGGGTTGCGGCGTGACCTCGAGCTGATAGTGATGAGCATTGAGCAATGAGTTTCGCGCGCGTGAGCGATATCGTCCAGTTCAGCCGGCGAGACCTCAAAGGGTTCGAGAAGGACGTTCTACGCTTTGGCAAGGACGGTCGACGAGCGCTTCGGAATGCTCACAAGGCAGCGGTCGACATCGTGAATCAGGATGCTCGAGACAAGTATCAGAAGATGACCATCCGACCAGAGCAACCAAGGACGGGCAAGGGCGGCGCGACGACCTACAAGCGCAAAGGCAAGGATCGGAAGATCGTAGGGTTCAGGGCCGGCATCAGGAAAAAGGGTAGCTGGTCGACGCGAACCGAGTTCAAGTCATCAGGCGTCACAACTCGCTCATGGATCAATGACAAAGAGAGGTTCAATTTTGTTGCGGCCATCATCGAATGGGGATTCACGCCAGGCAAGGGATCGAAGAAAGAGGGTAGGAAAGTACCCAAGACAGAGATTCGGTACTCGGGTGCGAAACGTCTTCAGCCACAGGTGATCGACGCCATGGCGGTGGCGCTCACTACCCAGATGTCAAAGGGGAAGACGATGACACCGAAGGAGCTGGGCAATGTCATTCGCTGAAGCTGACGCGAAAATCAAGACGGCCATCGGCGACCTGTCGGCATCGTGTACGCCAGACATCCGCAACAGAGAAACAGACATTCCAGCAGTGGTTTGGAGCCTCGAGGACTCAGGAGCGACCGAAACAGCAGCGGGATCAGGTGGGCCGTACCACGCGAGGTTTCAGTTCTTCTGCATGGACAGCTCGAGAATCCTGGTCGAAGACCTAGCTGACGCGCTACTCGTGAAGCTGATCGCCTCGACTGACTTCATGACCAGAGAAACCAGCCGATCCGGGGACGTGCTTCTGCGCGGAGCAGACACAAAGCCGATCTACACTTCAACACTTTCAACAGTACTCACATTCGGGAGCTGATCAGATGGCTACATCATTCAACGGAACGGCATTTACTTGGGAAGTTACAGGGGCCGGCGGTACGCAAACAGATATCCCGCTTGACTCGCTGACCTTCGGCGGTGGCGATGTGCCGGCGGTCGACTTCACTGCAGCGAACTCGGGACGCAAGCTCCAGGTGCCAGGATTGCGGGCGCCGTTTCAGATCACGGTGGCAGGCAAAGCCCCGATCGCGGCGAGCATTCCAGCAGCCGGAACCTATATCGACTGGTCGATCACCGGAAATACCACAGTCGACACTTCTGGGACGAACTGGTATGTGGAATCCACAGAGGTAACGGGGTCGGTCGACGAAGCCAACAGCGTGAACATCACGATCATCGAAGGCAGTGGGGCGAGCTGATGCCATACGAGTATCGACGAAACATCCAATTCCAGGACATGGAAGACACTGCAGAGATGAGCGAGATGGAGCAAGCCAGGACGCTGGTAGCTCGATGTTTCGGCCTCGATCCCGAAGTGGTGCGGACCATGGATGTGGTGGAGTTCAAGGCATGCATGGAAACAGTGATCGACCGCAACGAGCTGGGCGAGTAGAGCAGCGCCGGCTCATCGCTGTCCTGGCGATTCGCCTGGGCTGGACGATGAAAGAAGTGAGAGAGCTGGATCTGATCGACCTGCAGATCCTGATCGAAGAGCTGAGCGGCAAGCGCAAGATGACGGATTACGAGATCTCCCAGGAGCTTCAACGGTGGCAAAACGTAACCTCACAGTCTTCTTCGGCGCCGACACATCCAAGCTCACGAAGGCACTCGGCGGGCTGAGGAAGAAGATCAACGGCGCGTTCAAGGGGATGCTATCGCTCAAGGGCATGGCGGTCGCCGGCATCGGTGGGTTCGGAATCAGCCAGGCCATCGGCATCATGATGAACCTGTCGCCGGCATTCGCCAATGCAATGCTGAAGATGCGCGAGCCACTGATGAATCTGGCGGGATCGGTTGCCGACACCATCGCCCCATGGTTCCAGAGCTTCGCCGAGTGGCTGACGAGCAATGACCTGGCGGCAGGAATCAGCGACTGGTGGGCCGATCTCAAGGAGGGATTCGGCATCGTCGTCGACTTCCTCGCAGGTGTGCCGGCGCTCCTGGTCGACGGATTCAACAACATCGTGGGAGCCTTCTCAGATATCTATGACGCGCTCATGATTCTGTGGCGGCGGTTCAACCAGAAGGTGACCGAAAAGGTTGCCGGTGCAGCATCTGAAGCCATCTTCCAAACCGGCACCGGCCTGTCAGCAGTACAGTCAGCGGCTGCAGCTGAAGCCAGGGGAGAAAGCGGCATCGTTGCTGCTGGAAGATCGCTCATGGGATCGCTGCTGGGATTCTCCAACCGAGGACCAGAAGCAAGCACGACCGGGGGATCTGATCGGTGACAACGACCTACAGCAAAACGCTCCTCAGTAACTCGACAGCCGGCGCGGAACACTTCGGAGCCATCTCCGATTCGGTGACGTATCGAGTTCTCCTGTACCCGTTCGCTGATAACACAACAGCGGCAGAAGTTCGATCAGCTGTCATCTCGACCGGGCATGCCGGCATCAGCGCGATACCTGGTCGACCTCTGATCGTCGACAGTGTGATTCAATACTCCGCGGCGATGATCGTCAGGACGGTGCAATGCGCCACGATCGCTGACGGCAGCGGTACAGACATCACGATCGGGCTGACCCGATATGACTGGGGAACCTCCGCCGGCGGTGATGGTGACGTATCCATCAGGCTAAGTACAACGGTCACAGGGCAAGCGGTCCAGGCGTACCGGGGAGATCCAAAGCTACCGACCGGCACGACCGCCACCACAGAATTCACCGATGACGAGTGGGCCACAAACAGCAATCTCAACCCATCCGATGGAACAGTTCCGACAGCATCCAGCCCGGACGACGGAACCTACAGGCCAGCCGGTGACATCGGTGGCGAATTACTTGACTGGAATGGCAACCCAATTTCAATCCTTTTGCCGGCGGTGTCTGTATCGGTTGAAGTTCTCAGGCGGGGCGCCTACTTCTCTAACCTTGGCGTGATCGTCGCTGATTCCTTCAAGCCGTTTGAAGCGGTGAGCTATGTGGGAAAGCGAAACAATGTAGCGTTCGCCGGTTTCGGCATCGGTGAGCTGCTATGTACAGGCATCGAGCGCAAGGTACTCGATGGTGAGTGGACCTCGGTGATCTTCAAATGCACGAGCCACGCTTATCGCCACGCCTACCAGGTGCCTCGACCGACGTTCATGACCACGATGGGAACGATGACGTACCAGGGCGATCCAAGATCGATCGGCCATACTCGAGGCGTCTACTGGAAACAGCCTTATCTCGAGGGTGTCGACTTCGCGGCGTTCTTCACGACATCGGAACAGGCGTACATCGTGGCGGCGACCGCATGACCCCAAGCTACCTCAACACTGTCCAAGGCATGACCCAGCTCTACGAGATTCAATCCAGCTCAGAGATTGAGATCAGTGGAGTAGGTCAGAACAAATGGCGGTATGTTGTCAAGCCGGCAACGCTTCAAACGATGGCATCGGACACGGCGCCGGTGAAGGGTCTGAGTTCTGATGAAACATTCCTCACCGGGTGGAACGTTTACGAGAGCGAGAACACAAACACCGATGCCATGGGTATCAACCCAGCGACGAGCGCACTTCCTGCGACCTTCGAGCTGTACCCGATTCCTGTGGGCAGGATCGTTCCGGGCTGGTATTACCAGGGCGACGATCAGCTGTGCGTCTTCCTAGCCTGGCCGAACCAGTTTGATGGTGCTTGTGATCCATGAGTTTGATCCGCATGCTGGCTTGCTGCTGCGATGGCGGTGGCCCCGACGGGCCAGGCACTGACAGCCCCCTCTGTACGGTTGTCTCGTGGTGCTATTCAAACAAGAAGATCGAACCGGATCTGGTGAGCTTCGCCACGACCGGCACAAAGCCAGCAGTGGACCCCTACAGCGTCCAAGCAACGAATTGGGCTACAGCCATCTCCGGGGTGTCGGTGACCTCTAAGACGTATCTGGGTGCCTCTGGGAACCAGACCAACCGCTGGCAATTTGACATCGAATACGACTGGACAGCGGTTTATTCTGGCAGCTCAGGCAGTACCGATTGCGGTTGTCTTCGCGCCGGCGTCTGGGAAGCATTCGACACGACTTCATTCTCGGGGACTTCTCAGGGCCGAATCATCCTGGGCTGTGATTTCTCAACCACACCGAACCATTCGATCCAGGTTCAAGCGAGCCATCTGACCGGGGGGCTGATCAACCCATGCACACCTGACGCCGGCAATGTTGGAACTCTGCAGGTCACCGGCTCAGAGACGTTCGCAGGGCCGTATCCCAGAACCTTGATGGACACTTGTACCGAACTCGAATCCTTTGCGATGGCTTTCGATCTCGATGTGAAGATCCTTGGAGGCGCTGACGGGTGCGGCACTGAAGCCCAGGACGGAAATCTACACCGGATCACCTTGAACTTTGCATATCAATGAAGCACCTGCCACGAGTCGAATACGTCAGGAAGCCAGACCAGCCGGCGAAGGGCCTGGGCGATCTGGTGCAGCTGGTGACCGATGCCACAGGGATTTCCTGGCTGACGAAACGTATTGCCAAGGCTCGAGGGAAAGACTGTGGCTGTGCATCAAGACGTGATAAACTAAACAAGCTAGCACCATTCCGGGGGGAATCATGAGCTGTACACCAACGCGCATTC